GCAGAACACGCACGATTCTGAACGTGCTGCAGGACAAACTTTGTGAAATAGACGGGCTGCAAGTAAGTCTATTGGCTGAACTGGAAGCAACAGAAAATGCCCCAGTAGAGCGGGAACTCTAGCAAGGGGGCAAAGTAAAATTTACTCAACTAAATTTTAGATTATGAAAGGAAGAATGTCAAATGAAAAATGTAAACAGTACATTGGTCGGTCAACTGCGAGTAATGGCAGCAACGGCGCCAAATGTGACCATTGAACGATATATCAACCAATCCGCAAATGCTATCCGGCGGGGAGATGTGGCAGAGGGCGAAAGCCAGGAGATTATTGGCGCTCTGGAATTAATCGCTGAAAGCTGCCGGTGCAAAGAGGCAGGTATTTTGCGCAGTGCAGTACTAGAGTTAGAACGAATTGTAGATGAGCAGCGGCAAGAGATTGTCTTTCTTCCGCTAATTCATGTAGGTTGAAAGGAGTATTTGGAGTTATGAGCAGAGTATTGACCAAACTGACACCACAGACTAGCCGTTTGGAGTGGTTGCGGCATCGTCAGGCCGGAATTGGCGGCAGTGATGCCGCTGCCGTTCTTGGTCTAAGCCGCTGGAAAAGTCCTCTTGATGTATGGCTGGACAAAACAAAAGAAATCACCGAAAGCGGAGAACAAAGTGAAGCCGCTTATTGGGGCTCTGTGCTGGAAGACATTGTTGCGGCAGAATTCAGCAAGCGGACCGGTTTAGCGGTGCGCCGGCGTAATGCCATACTGATGCATGATGAATATGATTTTGTTTTGGCCAATATTGACCGGGAACTGGTAGGCCAGAAGGTAGGGCTGGAATGTAAGACTGCCGGCGCCTACAAAAAAGAAGAGTGGTCGGAAGAAGAAATTCCAGCAGAGTATATTGTACAATGTCAGCACTATATGGCTGTGACAGGCTACGAAGCATGGTGGATAGCCTGTTTGATTGGCGGAAACCAGTTTATTTATAAGAAAATCGAACGGGACGAAGAATTCATTCAAATGCTGTTGGAGACTGAAAAGAACTTTTGGGAGCAGTATGTTATGACCGGAACCATGCCGCCGGTGGACGGTTCCTTTGCTGCGGTGGATGCCCTCAACGCAATGTATCCAGAAGCTGAAGCTGGAACAGAGTTGATTCTGAGTGCATCTCAAGAAGAATTATTGGAAGAACGCCAAGAACTATCTAATCTAGCCGATTCCTGTGACAGCAGAATTCAGGAAATAGATAATCAGTTAAAGGCTGCTATGGGTAGCAAAGAGAGTGCTACAGGTCAAAGATTTTCTATCAAATGGGGAAATTTCTCGAGAACAGCAGTAGACGCCAAGAAGTTAAAAGCAGAATTACCGGAGATTTATGCGCAGTATAGCAAAGTGAATAATGGCAGAACATTTCGTATAAAGGAGATTGGTTAATATGGCAAGCACAGAAGCATTGAAAGAAACCATGAGAAATAAGGAAGCGGCACCAGCAAAGGCAAGTGATTTTTCTGTAAAACAGTTGATGAGCCAAAGCCTATTCAAGAAAAAATTTGAGGATGTATTGGGCGCTAGAGCACCGCAGTTTGTAGCCAGTATGATTAATTTGGTCGGAAATGATAAGAATTTGCAGAATTGCAATCCGATTAGCGTGATTAGTAGCTGTTTGGTAGCTGCTTCGTTAGATTTGCCGATTGATAAGAATTTAGGCTGTGCTTGGGTTGTTCCGTACAAAGGACAGGCTACTTTCCAGATGGGTTATCGCGGCTATGTGCAGTTGGCGTTGCGCTCCGCTCAATATCGGGCAATTAATGTGATTAATGTTCATGAAGGTGAATTGGTGGAATGGAATCCGCTGACAGAGGAATTAAGGATAGATTTTGACCAAAAGGTATCGGATAAGGTCATCGGCTATGCAGCATATTTTGAACTGTTGAATGGCTTCAAGAAGGTGGAGTATTGGGATATGCAGCGCATTTTGGACCATAAAAAGAAGTTTTCTAAATCAGACTTTGGCTGGGGTAAAGATTTTGATGCAATGGCTAGAAAGACTGTGCTTAGAAATATGCTCAATCATTGGGGAGTATTATCTGTTCAGATGCAAACTGCTATGAGCGCTGATATTGCTGCGACAGAAGAAGATGCAGCAGAAGCGCCGATTTTAGTTACTGATGATGGAGAAATCATCGATTTAGACAACCTCGCTATCAGTGAAGAAGCAGAAGCCAATGACTGAGCTTATCTGCCCAATCTGCGGCAAGAATATGCACCACGCACATAGCTGCCCCATGGTGGGCGGCCTGGTGTGCGAGGAGTGCCACATGAACTGCTGGCTGCTGGATAAAACAATCAGCCTGTATTTTTGCAGATATCATTTAACGATGGGAGATAGAGAGCATGGCTAAAAACAGAAAGCCGAAGGGCGGCGGTACAGCCAATAGAAACAAGCAAAAGCTGGCCGACTTGCTCTGGATGAATGACGTGAACAAGCGTATCAAATATGCTGGCGATGTGTCTTACAGCATGGGATTTGCCCACTGTGCTATCCTCAATCTGTTTGTGCTGCATACAGTAGAGCATTATGGACCAAAACGCTGCCAGAGAATGGTGAAAGAGTATCAGGAGTATGTACGGGCTCATTATTTGTCGGAACCTGGCGCAGAAGGTGAATATCAGGGCCTGACTATTTATGAGATTGCAGAAATGCTGAAAGACGAAGTCGGCGTAGATATTAACCCGGATACCGGATTTTTTAAATTAGAGAAGCCGGTGTTTTTAGGAGAGGAAGCGGAAACATGAAAAAGCTAATCATAGCACTAGCGATACTGTTTGCCCTGTCCTTTGCGGCGGGCTATATGACAATGGAGGTGTTTGGAACATGAACAAAGTAATGCTAATTGGTCGCTTGACCAAGGACCCGGACTTGCGCTATACACAGTCTGGCACAGCGGTAGCCAATTTTACGCTGGCGGTCAATCGCCGCTATAATCCAAACGGGGAGCAGGAGGCCGATTTTATCAACTGTGTAGCCTGGCAGAAGGCAGCTGAATTCGTTGCAGATTACTTCCACAAAGGCAAGCAGATGGCCTTGGAAGGCCGCCTGCAGGTGCGCAGCTATGATGGAGACGACGGCAAGCGGCGTTGGGTGACAGAAGTAGTCGTAGAACAGATGGAGTTTGTAGGGAGTAAGAATGATAGTAAAGGTAACAGTGGAAATGGCAATTCTGGCGGCGGCACTCATAGCGGCAGCAGTAGCAGTTATGAGGGCCTAGGCCTAGGTCAAGAAGTCATGTTCGATGATAATGAATTGCCGTTTTAAGGTGAAAAAATGGAACGTATATTAGATGCTTGCTGCGGTAGCAGGATGTTTTGGTTTGATAAAGATTGCCAAGATACCGTATTCATGGACAACAGGCAGTTGGATACGGAACTTTGCGATGGCAGGCGGTTGGTTATAGAGCCAGATGTAGTTGCAGATTTTCGTGCTATTCCGTTCGAAGATGGTAGCTTTTATCTTGTGGTATTTGACCCGCCACATTTGCTACATGCTGGAAAGAACAGTTGGCTGGCCAAGAAGTATGGTTTGCTTGGGGAAAATTGGCGAGAAGACTTAAAGCAGGGATTTTGCGAGTGTATGAGGGTACTGAAACCAAACGGAACATTGATTTTTAAATGGTGCGAAGAACAGGTTACAACGGGCCAGATACTAAGTTTGATTGATTATAAACCGTTATTTGGACACCGGAGAGGAAAGACAATATTTCTGGTTTTCATGAAATAGAAGGAGTGTAGTTGAAATGGCTGACAAAAGCAGCTTTGTGCTATATACCCGATACAGGGAACAAATCAATATGTTGAATAATGAACAGGCCGGGCTGCTGATGAAAGCCATCTTTGACTATCAGGCAATGGGCGAAGTAGCGATAGAGGACCCGGTTGTGGCAATGCTATGGTCTGTCATGAAGCAGCAATTGGATGTGGATAATCAAAAGTACCAGGAAACTTGCGCCAAACGCAAAGAAGCTGGTTCCAAGGGTGGAAAAAGCAAACATAGCAAAAGTGAAAATGAAAAAGCAAAACAAGCAAATGCTATTTTTGCTAAGCAAACGAAAGCAAAACAAGCTGATAATGACAATGACATTGAATATGAGAATGAGATTGATAATGAGAATGATATGTCTTCTTCGTCTGACGACTACGAAGACATAAACAACGACAGCGCGTGCGCGTGTGGTCGTTATCGTGATAGCAGCAGCCAGATTATACCCTTTGGCAAAGACGGCTATCCTACCACGCAGACCGAAATCCGAAAGGTAGAAGCCTTAGAGGAACACTTATGTACTGAGTACAGGCAAAAACCGCCCAACAAGAACGATGTGCAGAAGGTGTTTGGCTATGTGTATGTCAGGACGGAGCTGCCAAATGGTGAAGGAATCGCTGCTTTCGACCAGCAGAAGGAGGCTTTGTTAGAGTATGCCTTTGAGCAGGCAGCAGCGGCGGATAAGGTGAACTGGCGGTATATCGATGGGATATATCGAAACTGGAATCGTGCCGGTATAGACAGCCTGCAGAAGCTGGAAGAACACGAATTTCAGCGACAGCACGGCATAAGCCAGGAGGAATTTTTGCAAAAACTTTATGGAGGTTGATTTTATGCGGGATTTAAACAAATTCATGGGCGGAGCCCTGAATGAGAAACTAGAACAAGCGCTGATGGAAGTGGCTGATAATGTGCTGGACACCAACTATCCGGCCAAGGGCAAGCGCAAAATTGTGGTGACAATTACGGTGGACCCGGACGAACAGCGGGACATAGCCAAGGCGTCGCTTGATGTAAAGACTACACTGGTGAACAGAAAGCCATTTGAACAGCGGTTGTTGTTCAACCGTGATAACATGGGCCGGGCCGGTGTAGCGGAGCTGAACAGTGCAGATCCGAACCAACTAGAGATTGGCGTAAATGATGAGGGTACAACTGAGGTTAAATCAAATACCGGTATTGATTTGCTTCAGCGTGTATAAATAAAAATCAAAAAGGAGTCATGAATCATGATTAAACAGGCATTAGAGTACATCGTAGGCTTAAAAGGCGGCTATGACATTGTAACACAGAAAAACCGCACCTACTTGGTGGACAAGAATGGCAAAACGCAAGAGGAATTTCTGGAGCGCTATCAGAAATCGCTGGAAACCAGCACATTATCCAGCATTATCGACTACTTCCGTGGTGACCCTGACAAGGTACTTGCCGGTGATATGCAGTATATCATCCGTATTGGCGGTATCGGTTGGGTGGACGTTTTTAGTCAAGTGAGCGGAGAACTGCAGCGGCATAACTTACTGTGCGTGAGAGCCAATTTGCCGGATGAATTTCCCTTTAAGCACTATATGGACTTGGAACAGTTTAATATTTTGCTGCAGGCAAGATTTTTGGATACCGAGGACAGAGCCAAGCTGCTGGCTTTGACCGGTAACGTGGTGGATGAAAGTGTCAAGACCTATGGCGATGATGGCGTGAGCCAGCAGGCAACAGTCAAAAGCGGCGTGACGTCGGTTGCCAGCGTTAAGGTGCCCAATCCGGTAACGCTGAAACCGTTCCGCACCTTTGCTGAGGCAGAGCAGCCAGAAAGTAAGTTTGTGTTCCGGATGCGTAAAGACGATGGCGGCGTAAAAGCGGCGCTGATTGAAGCAGACGGAGGTGCGTGGAAGGTACAGGCTATTCAGAATATTGCAAATTATTTGGATGAACACCTGACCATTGCGCTGGGCGAAAGCTGGCGCGATAGAATTACAATTTTAGCCTAGTGGTCCTTGGGGGCGGGGCAACCCCGCTCCTGTACATAGAAGGTGGTGCGTTAGTATGGATTGCTACAAGTGTGAGAATGACGATTGTGCCATGAAAACCGAGAAATATGCAGGCACACAGCCCTGTTATCATTGCGCAAGGGCCAACGAGGAACGGATTGGCGATGAGTGCTTGATTTGTATTGCTGGCCATGTATGCTGCTTTGTGGAGGTGGGCGAGGATGTCAAAACCGAGTAAGGAGCTGGAAGAGTATGCAATGGAGCTGTGTAAAAGGCATGGCAGGAAGTGCATTACACAGAAGTGCCCGCTGCGGAAGTTTTATTGCTACGATTTTCCGAGCTTCCGGCAAATGTGGATTTATTCGACGACTGCCACCAAGAGGAATGTCAGCAGGTTTATGCACCAGTTGATGGAACAGGAGGGATGGACGTATGAACAAGTACCGCAACAGGAAGACGGAGATTGACGGTATAGTCTTTGACAGCAAGCGGGAGGCACAAAGATATGCAGAACTGCAGTTACTACAGCGAGCGGGCAAAATACGTGACTTGAGCATGCAGGTAGAGTTTGAGCTAATCCCCAAACAGGACGGAGAGAGGGCCTGCAAGTACAAGGCAGATTTTGTGTATCATGTGGCCGACACCGGCAAAATGGTGGTGGAGGATGTCAAAGGCAAGCGGACACGGGAATACATCATCAAGCGGAAATTAATGCTATGGCGGCATGGAATTAAGATTGTGGAGGTTTGACAGCAAGGAGGGATGGTCATGGATATGGAAGCATGCAAGCGGAAAGCCGTTGCAATGCTGCGAGGATATCGGGGAAATGAGGTTTGTATCCGTATGCTGGAAGCAGATATTAAGGCATTGGAGAGACTGGAGAGTTATAATTGCAATATGGCAGTATCCTATGACCAGCCCAGCAGTGGAGCGACCAACAAAGTCACATCGCCAGTGGAAACAGAGCTGCTACAGAAGGAACAGCAGCGGGAGAAGCTGCAGGCAGCACTTATACAGCGGCAAGCTAGAAAGCAGCGGATTGATTTAGCACTGGAGAATATGCCAGCAGAAAAACAGCTTCTACTGCAGTTGCGCTATATAGATGGAATGCTCTGGAAACAGGTTTGTCAGCATATGAATTATAGTGAGGAATATATTCGTAAAGAGTTGAATGAGGCGGCAGTGGAAATACTGGCTTGCTATTTGTTTCCGGAACTAAGTAAAGTAAACTTATTTGCCGAGAATTTTTGAAAATCCCCGGTTTATCCCCAGCCATGAGAGAAAATCGGTGGTAGAATATTATCATGGAAGTTTTGGTTATAGGACAGCGACGGCTGTCATCATATAACATTGCGGCGCTGGTCGGGCTGAGAACCTCACTGGCAGGATGATATGAGACCGGGGGCGCGCAGAAGGCGTTCATCCAGCCGCAATTACATAGTATCAGAGAGACACCTTCGGGTGTCTTTTTTCATGCGGAAAACAAACGAATAGGAAGGTGGTGGTATGCCGCGACAGAGAAGCCCGAACAGGGATAAAGCGTATCAGCTTTGGCGAGAATCTGATGGAACCATGTTGCTGAAAGATATTGCAAGCCAATTGGGTGTATCAGAAAGTCAGATTCGGAAATGGAAAAATCAAGATAAATGGGAGCAGTCGGGAATGGTAACGTTACCAAATACGAAAAGTAACGTTACCAAACCGCAAGCACCTGTAACGGCAGAAGAAAAGTCTTTAGTGGAATCGGTGATGGCCAATGAGGCGCTAACCGAGAAACAAAGGCTTTTTTGCCTGTATTATGTGAAATGCTTCAATGCAACGAAGGCGTATCAGAAAGCCTATGCATGCAGCTATGAGACAGCGGGTTCAGCTGGATTTAGGATGTTGCAAAATGTTGCAATTCAAACTGAAATCAAGCGCCTGAAACAGAATCGTTTGAATCAGGCTCTGCTGGAGCCGGAAGACATCTTCCAGAAGTATCTGGACATCGCTTTTGCCGACATGAACGACTATATGCAAATTCAAAACGGCATGGTGCTGCTAAAGGATTCCGATACCTTTGATGGCAGCGTAATCAAGAAGGTGTCCAGCGGCAAAGTAGATACCATCGAGCTTGCGGACCGCATGAGGGCGCTGGACTGGCTGGCCAATCATATGGATATGGCGACAGAAGAACAGCGGGCGAGAATAGATAAGCTGAAAGCAGAGACCAGCAAGAACAATATGTCGGATAGAACCATCCATGTGCGGATGTCAAAAGAGGTAGAGGAATATGCAGATTGAGATGGGAACCCCCAATGAGAAGCAAAAAGCATTCCTGCGCAGCAAGGTGCGCTACACAGCCTATGGCGGCGCTCGGGGCGGCGGCAAAAGCTGGGCGGTGCGGTTTAAAGCGCCGCTGCTAGCCCTTCACTATCCCGGCATTACCATGCTGATTTTGCGCCGTACCTATCCGGAGCTGCTGCACAATCACATTCTGCCGCTGCAGGCAACGCTGAAAGCCATTGCCCGTTATAAGGAAACCGACAAGACCTTTTACTTTCCTAACGGCAGCCGTATCATCTTTGGCTATTGCGACAGCGACCGAGATGTAAACCGCTATCAGGGGCAGGAATACGATGTCATTTTCATGGACGAAGCCACCCATTTTACCGAATACATGTTTGACCGCTTGAAGGTGTGCATCCGTGGTGCCAACGGTTTTCCAAAACGGTTTTACCTGACCTGCAACCCTGGCGGCGTAGGCCATGAGTGGGTGAAGCGGCTGTTCATCAGCAGACAGTACCGGGCAGGGGAAAAACCGGAGGAATACGCCTTCATCAAGGCGACTGTCTACGACAATGTCAATCTTTTAGAGCATGACCCCCAATACGTGGAGCAGTTGGAAAGTCTGCCGCCTGATTTGCGCAAAGCATGGCTGGAGGGCAGTTGGGATTTATTCAGCGGTCAGTTTTTTCCGGAGTTTGACGCTAATATTCATGTCATCGAGCCTGTCATGATACCAAAGCACTGGCGCAAATATATTGCCCTGGACTATGGCTCTGATATGCTGGCGGCCTATTGGATAGCACTGGATGAGCGTGGCGCTGGCTATGTCTACCGGGAGCTGTACGAAGGGCGGGACAACCACAAAGGAGCCAACAACAACGGGCATATTGCTTCCGTGGCAGCAGAACGCATTCTGGAATTTACAACGCCCGATGAGGAAATTGAACTAACACTGGCGCCCCCTGATTTATGGAACCGGCAGAACCAGACCGGCAGAAGTACAGCGGAATTTTTTGCAGAAAAAGGGCTGTATCTGACCAAGGTATCCAATGACCGCATCAATGGCTGGATGGCTATGAAGGAATGGCTGCGCGTTGTGCCCGGCGAACAGGGGACGCCTATAGCCCGACTGCGCATCTTCAATACCTGCGTCAATCTGATTCGCTGTATCCCTGCCCTGCAGTACGATGAAAAGGTCGTCAATGACGCGGCTAAGCAGCCCCATGAAATCACGCACAGCAACGACGCCATTCGTTATTTCTGTGTGTACTGGACCAGTGCTGCCGAAGTGCCGGTATCAAAAGACGACGATTATATTGATTATGACGAAGGTTTAGGCAATCTATTTGGATATTCGGGGTGATAGAATGATGATTTTAGCGGCCTGTCTGACAGGCTTTGTTTGTGGGTGGCTGTCGATGGCGCTTGCTTTATGGCTTCTGCGGCCCAAGGTTCTGCCTATGGAGCAGACCAGACTGCCGGATATAGCGCCAGAAGAAACCAGAGACGAAAAGCAGCATCAGGAGTGGCTGGCCCAGTGGCAGATGCTGCTAGACTATGACGGGAAAGGAGGTGCAGATAATGGACATCAAGAAGGAGCCGGAGGAAATCTATAAGGAATATCTGGATGATAAAAGCTACAAGCAGGGCCTTGATTTATACGACAATGTAAAGCGCAACAATAACTTCTATCACGGCAGGCAGTGGGAAGGACTAAATGCGCCAGCTTTGGAAAAGCCGGTGTTCAATATTATCAAGCCCTCGGTCAACTATCTGACCAGTATGCTGGTAACGGACGATATTGGCATAAAATGCGAGGTCAATAATCAGAGTGGCCCCATGCAGGAGCCGTTGGAAAAGATATTGCAGCAGGAAGTGGGCTGTGTCTTTGAGCAGAATAATATCGGCTATCAAAATCGGGACAGTATCACAGCCTGCGCCGTAGATGGTGATACCGTGCGCTATCATTACAGGGATTCTACAGTGGAAACTGGCTATACCTACATGGGAGCTATCCGGACAGAGCGCATCGACAACACCAATATCGTCTTTGGCAACAGGGCCACCAACGATATCCAGTCGCAGCCCTGGCTGATTCTCTTAATTCAAATGCCGACAGCCAAGGTTCTGGAACTGGCCCGCGCCAACGGTGTAACCGATACAGACAGTATCCGTCCCGATGATGAGCTGCAAAGCCATTATAACAGCGAACATAGCCAGGATAACAGTAAGCAGACAACGGTAATGCTGAAATTCTGGAAGGAAGATGGCTTTGTTTATTATTTAAAGACAACCAGCACCACTATCATAGAGAAGGAAACCAAAACGCAGATGAAGCTGTATCCGATATCCTATTTTTCATGGGAGCGGGTGAAGCACTGTTGTCATGGCACCTCACCGGTGACAGCCGTCATCGCCAATCAGATTTATATTAATAAAGTAATGGCACTGGCGATGGAATATAACAAGCGGATGGCCTTTCCCAAGCTCATCTATGATAAAACTAAGCTGGCAAAAGGCTGGAGCAATGATGTAACCAAGGCTGTGGCCGTCAACGGCAATCCCCGTGATGCTGTGTTCGATGTATTCAGCGCTGCGCCTGTCAACCAGCAGGCTCTTGAATTAATCGAAAGCACCATTACGAAAACCAAGGATAGCCTGGGCGTATATGACGCTGCACTGGGAAATGCCAAGCCCGACAATACATCTGCTATTGTAGCCCTGCAGCGGGCTAGTAGTCAGCCGCTAGAATTGCAACGCATGGACTTCTATCAGTTTATAGAGGATTCGGTACGCATTCTCATTGATATGATGGGAGCTTATTATGGTAAGCGTATTACCGAGCTGACCGACGATAACGGCCAGAAGCAGGTCCTGACCTATGATTTCAACCAACTGCAGAATATCAATATTAATCTGTCGGTGGAAATCGGGCAGGCCACCTATTGGAGTGAGCTGATGCAGGTGCAGACTTTAGATAATATGCTTTCACAGAAACTGATAGACAATCTTCAATATCTGGAGCTGCTGCCCGATGGCTATATTCCGGGCAGAGATAAAATTATACAGTCCATTAAAGAGCAGCAGGCTATGGCCCAGCAGCAACAAATGATGGCGGGGCAAGGGAATGCGCCTGTAGAAGCCCAGCCTATGCAGGAGCTGTCCCAAGCAATGAGCGCGGCTGCAATGATGTAGGGAGGATGCACAATGAATCTAAATGATGTACTGGAATTGCTAAAATCTGATGAAATCATGGATAAAACCATCACGATTACCGTTAATAAAGACGGGGCTGTTACTGATTTCAGTTTGCATGATAGACAGAAAAAGAACAGCGAGATTAATTTCAGGGGTTTAGGAAATGGTATATGGCCAAGTGATGCACGGGAGCCATATAAAGTTACATTTTCGGGAGGGAATTTATAATGAAAAAAGCAATGTTATCCCAGCCGATGGGCGGGAAAAGCGATGAAGAAATTATTGCAACGAGAGAACGCGCTATGAAAGCCCTTGAAGCAAAAGGGTATGAAATTGTTAATACGCTTTTTACTGACGAATGGTACAGTCATGAAGCCATGACAGAACGCGGCGTGGTGCAAATTCCTCTTTGTTTTCTGGCAAAAAGCCTGGAAAATATGAGCTTATGCCATGCAGCGTATTTCTGCAAAGGTTGGGAAAATGCCCGTGGCTGCAGGATTGAACATGAAGCTGCAGTTGCTTATGGGCTTGATATTATCTATGAAGAAGAATAAAAAACAACTGTCCTGAGCATGACGTAAAAAGGCTTATTATTTATGCCTAAACCAAGGCAAGGGGAGGATATTTTATGCCAGAAGAAACACAAACCAGTGAATCTTTAGACAGTATCGATTTATTTGCGGAGGACATGCCAGAGGATTTTGACACTGCGCCAACCAGTGCAGAGGAAAATCAAACGGTAGCGCCGCAGGAAGAACAGCAGACCGAAGAAGGTCAAGAGACCGAGCCGGAGGGACAGCCAGCACAAACCATGCTGGATATCGTCTATAACGGCCAGCCCATGCAGCTAACCAAGGAACAGGCGGTGCAGTTAGCGCAGAAGGGTATGAATTATGATAAAAAGCTGCAGGAGATTGAACAACTGAAAAACAGCCCGGAAAAGCAGCTTTTGCAGCGTTTGGCAGTACAATCGGGCATGCCCTATGAGCAGTTTTTAGCGACCTTTCAGCAGCAAATCAGACAGTCTACTGTGCAGGCCAGAGCCAGTCAGCTAATGCAGGATGGCTATATGGATGAGAACACGGCTATGAGACTGGCAGCCGCTGAATTGGACAAAGAGGAACTGCAAAACCAGCGGGCAGCGGAAGAACAACAGCGGCAGCAGCTCCGGCAGCAAATGGAGCGCCAACAGCAGGCAGAAGCACAGCGTTGGGCCACCTTTAACCGGGAAATCGGGGAGTTGGTGCGGGAGTATCCGGGCTTTGAGAAAAAATATCCCACGCTGGAATCTATGCCGCAGGTTATGCAGGACGCCATTTTAGGCGGTACCAGCATTAAACAAGCCTATCAACAAGTGCTGATTGAAGAACTGCGCAATGAAAACGCAGCCTATAAACAAAATCAAGTGAATAAAGGACAGTCGCCGGGGAGCGCGGCAGGGACAGGAACGCAAAGTTCCGATGTCTTTTTGTCCTCTCTGTTTGGCGATGACTGAGAAAGGATGATAAAAGATGGCAATTAATTTACATGAAAGTTACTCGAAAAAGATTGCAGAGCGGTTTACGGTGGATAGCTTTGTAGCGGGCAATACCTCCAATGACTACAGCTTTGATGGTGTACGGTCTATTATCGTATCCACGCTGAAAACCATTCCTGTAACGACCTATACCCGCAGCGGCCTGCAGCGCTTTGGGCAGATTACAGAGGTAGAAGATACCCTGCAGACCTTAACCATGACGCAGGAACCGAGCTGGACGGCCTCTATCGATGAGGGCAATGCGTCTGACCAGCAGTATATCAAAAAAGCGGGCAAGGTGATGAAATCCCAGTCCGATGAAGTGACCACACCAATGAGCGATAAGTACGCTTTGAATGTGTTTGCTAATAATGCCGGTTTAATTGATGTATTATCTGCTGCACCTACGAAGTCCAATATTGTGCAGACCTTATTTGACGCTTCAACCGCAATGGATAACGCACTGGTACCAGCCAGCAACCGTATTTTATATATCGGTTCCTCCGATTACAACAAAGTGCGGCTGTCTCCTGAGTTTATCGGCGTGGAAAAACTGGCCGAAAAGATTCTGACTAAGGGGCAGATGGGCCAGATTGCTGACATGAAGGTTGTCAAGGTGCCGGATAATTACCTGCCGGAAAACGTGCATTTCCTGATTACCCATAAGAAATCGGTGCTGATGCCGTTTAAGCTGAAAACAGCCCGTATTTTGGACAATGTGGTTGGAATTAATGGCCGTGTGCTGGAGTGGTATTCCTACTATGATGCGTTTGTACTGGGTGCAAAGGCAAACGGGGTGTATGTGGCGGCAAAGACTGGCAAACAGACAGCGACACCGACCATTGCCATTGCAACAGGAAAGGCCACCATCACCGGCAACGGCTCGGTTTACTATACCTTAGATGGCAGCGACCCACGTTACAGCAATACAGCGAAGCCTTATAGCGCTGCTGTAGATGTAAAAACAGGCGATGTTGTCTCTGCCTATGCGGTAGAAGCAGGAAAATTCAAGTCTGCGGTAGCCAGCGAAGTGGCGTGATGGATTGCGGGGGCTGTGTATGACAGTCCCCCTGTTTTTGTTAGGCGGTGAAGAGTATGAAATTTACAGCGCAAATGCTGTTTGATATTACAATCGGGCTGATGAATGACTAGAAAAGCAACAGCTCAGGATACAGCGAATACTTCTTGCCTATCTTAAATACAGTTCTTTCTGAATGTCTGCCCCATGAAAACACCCTGCGATATCGGGATGGGATGGAGGAATTATCCCAGGCGCCTTATATAGAATCCATGAGTAAGGAGATACCCTATCATGAGGAGATGGTGCGGAATATTCTGCCTTATGGTATCGGGATGTTTCTATTTTTGGGGGATGATGAGAATGTGAAGGCCACATTCTTTTCCAGCAAGTACGAGGAAAACAAGACCAGGTATACCGCTGCTATTTATGTAGAAACGGAGGATGCATACTAATGGGATATGACTTTGGCCCATCACCAACGGTGAAATATTTAAATATTGCCAAGTTTCGTGGCGTAGACTTCGCCAGCAGTCCGACACAGATGGACAAGAGTCGCAGCCCTGACGCGCAGAATATCATATCCGACCTGGCCGGTAAGCCGGTTAAACGCACCGGCTATGAAACTGTTGCGGATTTTGGCAGCCGTATCAATGGGATTTACCGGTTAGCTACGGAGGATGTGGAGAAATTTCTGGTCCATGCCGGCACCAAGCTTTATGAATGGGTAAGAACAGACGGCGTCTTTGCCGCTTCCGGCTCTCTTATCTATTCCGATATGAATAATCAGCGCTCAACGGCCTTTCAGAATGACAAGAAGCTGTATATCTTAGACGGCAAGACCTATCTGGTCTATGGGGAGTTTGACGGCGCGTTCAGCGCGAAGAAGGTAACCGATGTGGCCACGGTACCGCTGTGTATCGCCAGTCAAAACCCGGATGGCACCGGCGGCAGTGTGGTGGATGACGTCAATGTGCTGACCACGAAACGAACCTACAGCTTTTATGGAACAGAAACGGCTACCGAATACCGGCTGGCTGTCGACGATATGAAAATCGACAGCACGGCGGTTACGGCGCGGGTATTAAATGCCAGCGGCGATTGGGTGGACAAGACGGAGACAACGGATTTTACGGTAAATCGTACAACCGGCGTGATTACGTTTAAAGCAGCGCCGGGGAAAAGTCCTGCCACCGGAACTGATAATGTGGAAATCACCTTTTCGGCGGCCACTGACTACACCGCCGATTTGATCAACAAATGCACCATTGCCATTCAGTACGGCGTCAACGGCGCCACAGACCGAGTGTTTGTATCGGGCAATCAGGAGGCCAAAAACTTTCATTACTGGTCGGGGATTAACGACCCCTGCTATTTCCCCGGTGAAAATTATGCCTATTTGGGCCAGGATTCCAGCGCTATTATGGGCTATTCGCTCATCAATGATATGCTGGCGGTACATAAGGAGGATAACGAGCAGGACCAGACCATTTTTCTGGTGACCGGCGCTACCAATGCCAGCACCGGCAAAACCCAGTTTGCCATCTCCGGCTCCATTGCCGGTGGGGGCGCTATCAGCAAATACTGCTTTCAGCGGCTGGATACGGAGCCGTTATTTTTGGCCCGGCAGGGGGTGTATGCACTGACTACCCAATATCTGACGGCGGAGCGGTATGCTCAGGGGCGCAGCTGGTATGTGGACCCAAGGCTTACCAGGGAAGCGGATTTGTCTGAGGCGGTGGCCAAGGAGTACAACAACTATTATTATCTGGCGGTGAACAATCATGTGTATGTGGCCGATGGCAGGCAGAAGAATTATGAGAAGAATGCGCCGCAGAGTACCTTTCAGTATGAGTGGTATTATCTGACCAACATCGATTGCCGGGTGTGGTGGGAGTATGACGGGCGGCTTTATTTTGGCGATAATGACGGCAAGGTAAAAATCTTTATGCTGGATCGTGAGAATACGGCGGCCCACAATGCCTATAACGACGATGGGGAGCCGATTCGGGCCTATTGGTATACGCCGATTTTCAGCTTTGAAACCATCAGCCGGTATAAAACGCTGAAGGGCTTCTGGCTGATGTTATCGTCCTATCGGCGCAGCAGTGTGGAAATCTATTATCGTTATAAGAGCAATCTGCAGCTGGTCAAGCGGGAAACCACCGATATCTTTGACTTTCATGATATCGACTTCAACCGGCTATCCTTTACCACGGATGATTTTCCGATGATAATTGCTGCCAATGCCAAGGCGAAAAAGTTTATGCTGATTCAGTTCTGCATCGAAAACAATGTGGCCGGTGAGGGCTTCGGCTTTTATGAGATGGAAGCCAGCTTCATTGTGGCAGGCAAGTATAAGGGATGATGATATGGGAATTGAAGCGTATAAGATTACAAGTGAAGAGTTTGATGATAAGGATATTATGGGGCTGCCGGACAGGCCGTCGGAGGCGGGCTTTTCTGCTGAAATGCTGAAGGCGCGGTTTGACGCCGGAGCCAAGCAGGTGGTAGCGCCTAAGCTGAATGCGCTGATTGACGCGCTGTCAAGCACAGAGGGCGCCGCGAATATCGGGGCGGTCCAGATCACAGGGGTATCGGGCTATACGGTGCAGGAGATCCTGGCGGCCTTTAAGGTGTTGCTGGATGCCAAGCAGAGCATTGAGCAGTCCAATATCGATGTAGATAAAAAGTTTGATAAGACGGAAGCGCAGGCGCTGGTAAAGGAGATCGGCTTTGTGGAGAATACCGGCGTTTTCACCGTTACCAAATATGACGGCAGTATAAAAACCATCAATACGGCGTTAGAGAAGGTGGCGCTGGATGTACGGTTAGAAGGACAGCAGTTTGTGTTAACCTTAGTCGACGGTACAGAGCAGAGTGTGGATCTATCTGCCTTTTTGACGCAGACGGAACTGAAGGACAGCGAAACTGTCGCCTTATCAGAGGACGCAGGCGTCCTGGTGGCAAGGCTAGTGCTGGCGTCGGTGACGAAGGAACATCTGGCAGCGGATGCGACAGCCTATTTGGAGGCGAAGGAGAGCGCAGCGGCGAATCATGCGGCAGAAGCAGGAGTTCAAGCAAGTAATGCCTTAGCCAGCGCCAACAGTGCGGCAGATAGCAAAGTTACAGCGCAGGAATGCGCGGAGGAAGCCTGCGGCTGTGCAGCCAGTGCGGCGGAGGCGATGCAGGAGGCTGTGCAGTTAAAGGAAGATACCGTCTCATTGGCTGCAGCAGAGGTAACGAAGGCGGAAGCTCAGGCACAATTTGCTGCGGGGCATGCTGCAGAAGCGGCGGCCAGTGCTGATAGCGCAGCCGGTGAGGCCGACAGGGCAAAACGTGAAGCCGATAGAGCCAGCGCTATTGCAGGCGGCGACTTTTTAGAGCGGAGTGTATATGATCCTACTGGCCAAATGCAGGATGTTTTTCACTGCGATATCGATTGTGGTCACTTCGAGGATGGGGAGGCGGACGCTGTGGCGCTCCATATAGCGTCTATTTATGCGCACAGCAATTTGAATGTGGATGGCAATCTTGACAGCGTATCGGAAGCGGCGGCCACACTGGCAGAGCATGAGAGCGATCCGAACGCGCATGGGAACATGGTGCTTGACGGCGGGGTGATCTAAATATTCGCTAAGGCAAATATATTTATTTTTTTATCGAGGGGAGTTTTTGAAAATGGGAAAAATTCAGATCAAGCGGGGATTACAGGCAAATGTGGCAAGTCTGGTGCTAGCAGAAGGGGAATTTGCGGTGGCGTTAGATACCGGTAATGTGTATATTGGTACAACGAGCGGCAATATACACGTTAATCCGACCGGTGGTACAGCGGATGAAGCGGCTAAATTGAAAACCGCTCGCAGCTTTTCTGCATCAGGGGATGCAGCTGCATCGGCAGTATCTTTTGATGGTACTGCTGATGTCGATTTGGTGCTGACATTGGCAAACAGCGGTGTGACAGCCGGCACTTATACCAAGGTCACAGTGGATGCCAAAGGCCGCGTCACTGAAGCCAGCCAGATCGCGCTAAGCGATATAAGCGGTCTGGGCAGTGCGGCGGCTAAGAATACTGGTACGGCGGCCGGTAATGTTGTTGTGGTGGAAAGTAATGGTAAGATCGCGGAAAGCTTATTGCCTGCAACTGTTATTAGCGAGACCTTTGAAGTAGCTACTGAGGCGGCTATGCTGGCGCTCGCCGCGCAGAAGGGCGATGTCTGTATTCGTACTGATGAAAGTAAATCGTATATTTTGGCCGGCGATACGGCATCTGTACTGGAAAACTGGAAATGGCTGAAAACACCAGACTGTAAGGTGCTGTCGGTAAATGGAAAGACGGGAGCGGTTATCCTGGCGGCTTCTGATGTAGGCGCGGAAACAAATCTGAGCGCTTTGACTGCCAAAACGAGTATTGCGGATGCTGACAGTGTGGTAGCTATGGACAGCGCAGCCGATAACACCCGCAAGAAGATCACTTTTACAGTCATCAAGGCGGCGCTGAAAACCTATTTTGATACGTTGTATAATAAATACGTCCATCCTACCTTTACGGCTAAAAGCAGCGGTTTATATAAAGTGACTGTGGACGCGGAAGGTCATGTGAGCGCAGCTGAAGCGGTTGCCAAAGCAGATATTACCGCATTGGGGATTCCGGCGCAGGATACTGTCTACGCCTTACCGACTGCCAGCGCCAGTACCCTGGGTGGGGTAAAAATTGGCAGCGGCCTGGAGATCGGAAACGGCGTGGTATCGGTGGGCGATATTGACGGCGGGACGTTTTAGATAGGAACTGACAGACAGGGAGCAGGGGGGAAGGACTGCTCCCTTTACATAAGGAGGCAGATATGATGGCGAGAAAATTACAGATAAAACGAGGGCTGCATGAAAACCTGCCTACGCTGGCTGAAGGCGAATTTGGGTTCACGACCGATGAAGAGCAGCTGTATATTGGCAGCAGCGGCGGAAATATACAATTGGCAAAAAAAGCGGAGCTGGAAGAAGTAAAAAAATCTGTCAGTGATGGCAAGACGCTGGTCGCCGCGGCCATCACTGCAAAAGGGGTAACGACGGCGGCCGACGCAGCCTTTCAGACTATGGCGGATAATATTGGCGAGATTGAGACAGGGGTAGCCATTCCAGATAAAACACGGATTTTCGAAGGGCATACTGATAGAGTGACAAACTTGGGATTAGATGATAACGGCAATATATATAGTAGTTCTGAGGACGGTTCAGTACGAAAGTTAGATAGCGATGGGCAGGAACTATGGAATTTTTCAGTCGGAACAACTGCTTATGTTGCTGGGGTAGATAACAGTGAAAATGTTTATTGCGCACGTAGTGGAGCGGCGACTGCTGGCACTACGGGGAATCTTTCTATATACACTTCAGGAGCAATTTATAAACTTAATCCTACTGGCGAAAAAGCGTGGGAATATATAGTTTCTAATTCCTTAATTAATTGTGTCTGCGCAGATTCTTCAGGCAATGTATATTTTGCGTATACCAATGTATCTAACATGGCAGGTATAAAGAAACTCAATTCATCTGGCGCTCTTGTATGGGAAAAAGCGATATCTACAAATATGATTCTTGCTATTGGAATAGACGCTAACGGAAATGTTTACTGCGGCGGCTACGATAAGCAATTGAGGAAATTTGATCCCAACGGTACAGAACAGTGGGTGCTTACAATGAATGGCTATATCCGTACGATCGAATTTACGGAACAGGATTTTATTATTGTAGGTGGAAATGACATGTCATTTTATTATGGAGCTCTCAGCGGGGATTTAAGTAGTCTTAGTCAATGGAGTATCGAAAGCAGGTTTGCCGATACACCTATATATGGGATTGCAATGGATTATGAAGGCGAAGTATATATACCAGGCCCAGGAACTGCTGTTACTGCATTTTATAGTAATAAAGAGATTTTTTCTGGTAATGGTACCATTCCATCATGTGTCAAAGTAGACACGGATAAAAATGTTTATATTGCTGCTGGAACGCAGGTTATAAAAACGAGGCAAGGTTTTTTGGGCCGTTTTTACTACGCTGGACAAGAAGGTAAATATGTTGACGTAGACCAAACTAACATAGAAGAATTTATTGCGTCAATAACTTCTGAGTAATTATTTTACAACAGCTGTCTTGTCATGCGGCATAAACAGCTATTATAGAATATGTGGTTGTGCGGTAAAATATGGACTAGAGAGTAACCATAACGGCAGGCGGTTGCATCCGCTGATGAGGGAAAGTGATGATCGTGACATTGACAGAATGGATTTTATTACTCACATTGGTAGTTCGGATCATCGCCTTGCTGCGTAAGTAGTAAGGTTTTAAAGTCACATAAAAAGACTACCTGCCACAATCCTCACAAGAGCGGCGGGTAGTTTGTCGATTCTGTTTGCTGGCACGCTGGCAACGTGTCATGGCAATTCTCTTTATAATTATATCTTAACTACAGTAGAAAATATTCATCAAGCACTTGCCAAAAGGCGGGTGCTATTTTTTATAGAAAGGGTGAGAGTATGGCAATCATTAAATATGATGGCGGCGGAAAGCCGGGTGGAACTGTCAAGGAATCTATTTCTTATGATGGCGGGAAAACCTGGTCTGGCGGCGGAGATTCCAAAAGCGGTTACTCTTATGGCACCGGTAGCGGCGGGAATGTGATTTCTTCCGGCACGGGAAAGGCGGTATCCGGCAGCAAGCAGAGCGGAGGAAACAGCTCTGGAAACACGGTGACCACAACGCCCAGTACACAGACGGGCTGGCAGAGCTATGCTGGCGCTACAGGCAAACAGTATCAGGTAGCGGATAGCAATGGTACTATCAATGTCATTTATACGGATGGGACTTCCCGTCTGGTGCGGCCTGGAGATACGGATTATAACGCAACGCATCAGGCTATGCAGTCGGACTTACAAGGCAACGGCGTGAGCTACACGCCTACAAACACGTTCACCAACCAAAATGGTACCTACACAGTCAAGGATTACAGCCGGGGCAATGAAGCGCTGCAGTATGCTTTGCAGCAGGCGGTGAAACAAAACGGCGGCGGATCTATCGATACAGCCGATTATGTGAAAAGCTTATATAACCGCATCGGTGCTGCTAAGGCTGATGGCAGCGGCATTGTAACGCTGCAGGATGTGAACAATGAGCTGACGCGACTGGGCTTAGGGGATTATACCAGCGATAAGGCCATCTATACAGCAGGCGGCAATCTGTTGCCCGGAAATGAGTTTGTGAAGCAGCACACCGGGGCCGATGGCTCTAACAGTGCAGATAGTTTATGGTTTAGCTATGGCGGGCAGGATTATCTGGCCGGGGCGAATGGAGGCGATAGCTCTAACTATGCTCAATATGTAAATGGCAAGACAGGAAATCTGGATAACCTGTCTTTTATTTTTGGCGATATGCAGAACAATCCCTATGCCAGAGAGGACAGCGATTTCATGGCGGCGTATAACGCGGCGCTGAATGACTTCAACATCAATGCAGGGATTACGCCGACGCAAAATATTGCTACCAATGCAGGCAATACCAGTTATACTGGCAATGCCAATGTGGACAGCGCGATCAGCTATATCAATAATTTGAGCAGCTATGCGCAGCAGACCGGGAACAGCGATCTGCTCTCTCAGATCGAAGCCTTGCTGAAAAATGGATTGACGGCGACACAGGACTGGCTGGCGCAGCAAAAGGAGCAGGCGCAGGCCGATGCGGAGCAGCAGGCCAGAAGCGCCTATATCAATAATCTGCTGGCGGGCCGGGCTATGAACGAGACCTTATCGGCGCAGGGCCTTGGCACTTCGGGAGCCATGCAGAGCGCACAATTGGGCTTGCAAAATCAGTATAACAGCAACATCAATACCATTAATCAGAACTTAGGCACGCTGTTTTCCAGCCTATCCCAGCAGGAGCTGCAGGCGCTATCTGATTATTACAGTAATATGGGCCAATATACCTATCAGGTGACCAATGATGAAGCCAATCGGGCCTTACAGCAGGCACAATTGGCGTTACAGCAGCAGGCCGCCTATGAGCGGGAGTATCAGCAGCAACAGCTGGCGATGCAGCAGGCGCAATGGGAATGGCAGAAGCAGCAGGCAGAACGGGAGTATGAAAATACATTAAGTCAGCAGGCATACAATCAGAAGCTGCAGCAGGCGGCCTATTATCAGGATATGTACAATAACGGCTTGTTGAGCGATATGGGATTGGTCAATTCGTTGAGCAACCTGGGGCTGGTATCGAGCGGTTATTGGCCGAATGGCAGTCAGACCAGCGGGGCTACGACTGCACAAATGGAGCGGCAGTTGGCAGCGGCACAGTTACAAAATCAGTATTTGGCCAATCAGAAGTTGCAGAACAGTCTAAAAAAATCTAGCGGGAGTTCCAGTAAACGGTCGTCAGGGGCTTCCGAATATCCTTTAGGCAACGAAACGGCGGCAGAAAAACAGTATGACATTGCAGGATTGTGGTATACAGGACAACCAAGCATAAATCCTTTAACGCAAGTGGCTAATTATCTGGTAGGGAAAAAACAATAGTAGGAGGGCTGTGTAATGGCCAAGAAAAAGAAAACGGATGAAGAAACCGTAAAGAAAAACACGGCTAATTTCAATAAGTGGCGTAAGGCGAATAAGCAGGCCCCCTATGTACAGTTTGGCACAAAAGGCAGCAATAATTCTATACAGAGTGAAACTCCAGCGAAGCAAGCGCAAGCGTATAATGAAGCCTTGAAGCAATCTGCAACAGCCAAGGCAAAAACAAAGCAGGTAATAGCTGCCGCGCCTGCAAAACGAGCAGAAAGTGTGAAGGATGGTACAGCTATTAATCGCGATATTCGCCCGAAGCTAATTAAAGCAAGTAGTGAATCAGAAAAAGCGAAAATAGTAAATCAAGCTATTGGTGACTATCGGGCACAAAAATTGAGACAGTTGTCCGGTGCCGTTCCAAAAATAATTACTCCAAAGGCATTGAAATCGGGTGGAGAGCAGGGTGTCACCAACTTAGTTCAAGGCTCAAAAGCCGGCGCTTTTTCTAGTGCAATGGATATAGGACGAGCTGGCATAGCTGAAAGTAATCCGTATGCGGCTGTGGTAGAAGCTATGGGTTTAGTACGGCCAGGAAATAATGCAGAGATTATGGCCGCGCAGAATGCGGCGTATGGGCAAATTCAGCGCAGGTTGGCGGCTGAAACAGCACAGAAGCAGCAGGCTATTGCAAATAAATACGGTCCGTTGAGTAAAGGCGAACAGGTTGTGTCTGATGTAGTGTCTAATGCAATTCCTATGCTGCCCGCAATTGCTGCTGGTGCAGCAACAGGCGGGATAGGTGCGATGGGTGTCATGGGAAACTATGCCCGTGGCCTGGGCGAGATGCAAGCGTTGAATGATGGCAGTACCTTAGACCAGGCTAGATTATATGGCTTGGGTACGGCGGCATTGGAAACAGGGACGGAAATGTTGGTAGGAGGTATACCAGGATTGCCCGGTTTGCTCCATCCGGGCAAAGCCTTGGCGAAAGGTATTAAAAACCCTACTTTGCGTAAAGCTACTGAAGCGGGAATTGATATTGCCGGTGAAGGTATAGAAGAAGTTATTGCTGAGGGTGTTGACCCATATTTGCAGCGCGGGATTTATAATCCGAATGCGCAAAATGCAACGCTAGAACAGCTTGCTTATGCGGGTGCATTAGGTATGTTGACATCTGGCGTTATGAAAGGTGCTGCCGGTGCAGCGAGAATGGGGGCCAACGCTGCCATAGAGAGTACGCCAGCATATCAGCAAAGGCAGCGGATTGAAGAAGCCTGGAACCGTTCCATTGAAGAGAGAGCACAACAGGAAACGCAAAATGCGGCAGGAACAGAGATAATTCAGAATGCGATAGACAATACCATCCGGGGCAATCAAAGCCAGCAGACGGCAAATAACGAAGCCGGTAATTTGTCAGGTAAGGTACAAAATGGGAATGCTATGCGGAGTAATGAGATTGGGCCGAAATTGCAGCGGCCAGTATTAGATATGGCTGAACGTACCATTGAGAATGTAGGGGCGAGAGATGTAAAAGCCTACCAACAGGAGAATCCGGCAGTACGGCCCATATTCCAAGAGCAGGCCTCTATCCTGTTAAACGATGTAAGAAACGGTATCAAAGGTGGCAGGAATTATAGCTTCAATGCTGAAACCAGAAACGCACAGGCGCTAGGTACCACAGAACGGCTACAATCGGAACCTATTGAAAAAATGTTGCAGGCAGGTATGGAGTATCCTCAAATAAAGGATGGTCTACAGCGCCTGGTGGATGACCATGGACGGGAAAATACGGTTAATGCCAAGCGGGCAGAAATTTTTGTGGCTGATTCTCTGCAGAATGGATACCAAAGTCTGGATGGTCCTATTCCGGCCAATGAGGAATATTTATATCATGGTATGACAGCCAGCGATTTACAAACGCAGCTACAGAAGCTGGAAAGTCAGATTGAACAGGCAACAACGGTAGAAGATGCACAGGCGTTGATTGAGCAAGCAAACGGCATCTATAACAGACTGCAATCCATACAACCACAGGAAGCAGTACAGCAGAAAGCAACCGTTTCTAATCAGCAGCCGGTACAGCAGTTTGTGGACTATGACATAAGCCGGATTTCTCGCGATGCCCGGCAATGGCTGGAACGTGTTGGAAGCGTAAGCGGCATGAATGTGCGTGTTGTAGATGGACTTCCACACAACGCCAATGGGATGTTTGATGGTGACGGCAATATTGTTTTGGATGGTAACAGCGTAACCAGCGCTGAAAGTATGCGCAAGGTTCTTGGCCATGAAACCTATCATGCCATGAAAGTTGCCGATGAACACAAAGATTTGCAGGATTTGGCGTGGGAATGGTACAGGATGGAGAATCCCAGCGCTACCCAGCAAGATATGCTGAATGAAAAAATAGCGCAGTATGCGGAAAGCGGCATCAATTTGGATAATGACGCGGCATGGGATGAAATTGGGGCTGAATTTTCAGAAAGGCTGATGGTAGACGAAACAGTGGCAAGGCGGGTGATTGCGGAGCAGCCCAATCTGGCGCAACGTATTTGGAGAAAAATTCAACAAATTTTACAGCGTTTTACCGGAAAGCTCAGTGCAGTGGAACAACAACAGCGGGAAATTCTGCAGAGAGCTGAGGAAATCTACCGAAGCGGTCTGCAAAGCATGAAGTATGAAGGTGTGACGCAGGACGGGCAGCAGCGTCGCCAGAAGCAGCCGCAGATGGGTAATGCAGACACTGTTTATACAGAGGGCGGAGAGAGTTATGCCATAGACACTGCAAATCTAAAAGCGCAGCAGTTGGCGATTATCCAGAACAGCAATCCCATGCAAGATGACTATCATACCGGCATTCGCGAAATGGGCGATATCCTGACATTTGAAGAGGCGATACAGGAAGATAACTTCACGCCGGATTATACAGAGCAAGACGCACAGAACGCTTTGCGAAAAGGAAAGATTACTATTTACAGTTCTTATCCTATTTCGCAGGGCGTTTTTGTTACGCCGTCAAAAATGGAAGCTCAGAATTATGCTGGCGGCGGTAGGGTGTACAGCAAGACAGTATCACTTGCAGATGTGGCTTGGATTGATTCGCTGGAAGGGCAATATGCGAAAGTAAACACCGATTCGGGTGTTCGTTATAGTCTGAACACTGACCGTTATCAGGAGAATCTTGACCAGTACGGAGCAATCCCGCCTGGTGAAAATCCTGCTGGAAATAATCGTGATGTGCAGGTGCCAAAACAGACTAGCGATTTTGACAGGGTACGTGGCTTTACAAATACAGCAATGGAAGCGGAACAGGTGCAGGATAGAACAAGAAGCGGTATTGCCAATGATTTAAAATCAGACATGCAATTGGGGCGCTTTGTTTATGAACCAACCAGTAATAGAGCGGATTTAGCAACAGCCAATGAACGAATTGCAGAAAACGGTTGGGAAGAAGCAGGGGAACAACTGCATAAGGCGATTACTTCTGGACAGCGAATTGATTCTAAGGATATTGCCACATTGGAACGCCTAATTCAAGAAGCTCAAAAAGCAGGGGCCTATGATAAAGCGGTCGATTTTGTTTCTGATTTGGCCATCATTGGAACTGAATCTGGACAAAACATTCAAGCATTGAAAATGCTGAAACGGCTAACGCCGGAAGGTCAACTGATGGCGCTGAAAAATGCGCAGCGACGGATTAATAATAGCTTAATCAAGAATGGTAGGAGTAGGGTTCCAGAAATCTCTAATGAGACAGCGCAGGAGTTTTTACAAGCGCGAGGAAATCTGCGGCGCAGTGAAATTTGGGATAGAGAGATTGCCAGAATGGCAAAGCAGACAGAAGGAACATGGCAAGATAAACTAGATGCTATTCGTTATACGGCAATGCTTTCTAATCCTCGTACTCATATCCGCAATTTAATTAGTAATGTGGCTATGCAGGCGGCGCGGATTCCAACTAATGCAATTTCTGCTGCGCTGGAAGATACGGTATCATTAGCCAATAAAAAGCGGACGGGAATGGAATTAGAACAAAATCATTCCTTGGTGAATAAAACAGGTCAAAAGACAAAAGAATTGCGTAAGTATGCGGAACTTGCTTGGAAAACTGATGGTAAGAGAGCTATGCGCAATGTTGGCAATCGTTATGACGATGTGGCGGGGCAGTTTAATAACGATAGAAGGGTATTTGGCCATTCACCTGCAGGGAATGTGCTGGAACAAGTTGCTGGCAATGGAAAGTTTGCTGTGGGAAATGCACTGGATGCAGAAGATATGCTGTTCAAGCATGCTACTTACGTGAATGCATTGGTGGACTATATGAAAGCCAACGGCATTACAACCAGAGATGCGGCTTTGAATGTGGTAAAACCTAATGGAGCATCCATTGGTAAAGGTATGGAATATGCTGGTTTGCAGGCAAGAAAAGCGACGTTTACGGAAGACAATCGAATGGCGAAAGCTATTAGCCGGCTTGAAAATACGAATGTTGCTTCAAAAATCGTTGTGGGCGCTGTATTTCCTTTTAAGAAAACGCCTATGAATATCATTACCCGTGGTGTCGAATATAGCCCGGCAGGGCTGGCAATGACTGGCTATAAGCTATTGGATGTGGTAAGAACTCAGCAGACGAAGAAACGCTATAATGAGGAAACAGGACGTTATGAGAAAGAAAAAGTTGAAAGAGAATCACGCTATACATTAAACGATGTATTAGAAAGTCTGGCTGCAAATGTAACCGGGAGTGCCTTATTGGCCGCTGGTATGTATTTGGCAGCGCAAGGCTTGTTGACAACTACCGGCGATGATGACGATAGTAGAAAGGCAAGATATGATTCGCAAATGGGCGACCAGAATTTTGCTGTTCGTGACCCAGAAACAGGCGCCACCTATACAATAGACTGGCTATCGCCGTCTGCTATGCCTTTATTGACTGGTGTAGAGGTATATAATCAACTGTTTAGCGGAAAATATGATGAAACGGACGAAACGGTGTTGGCTAGAGCTATCAGTGCTGCAGGAAAGATTGCAGACCCAGTATTTGAGATGAGTTGCATGCAAGGTGTAGCGTCGGCAGTAGCTAGTTATAGTGGTAATGCAGGAGATATTGCTTCTACCTTGGCAGCAAATGTTGCTACAAGCTATGCAGGCCAGTTTATTCCATCTCCGATTGGGGCAGTTGCCCGTGTTATTGATGACACGGTGCGCAGCAGTTATGCTTCAAAGGATAGTCCGTACACGAAAACCGGCGAATCCTTCCTGCGGCAGCAGCGCAGCAAAATTCCTGTATTGTCGCAACAAAATGAGGCCAGTATTGATGTATGGGGCAATGAGCGCAAGCGGGAATCTGCCGGAGATGAAGCAGGGGATATCGCGATGCGTGTGATTCATAATTTTATCAATCCCGGTACCTACAGCAGCAACAAGCGCACGGCACTGGATGAAGAATTGACAAAATTGTATGAACAGACAGGCGAAAGCGGTGTATTGCCGGCAACAGCCAAAAGTTCGTTGGAATACGGCGGAAAAACATATTCTATGACACCTGCTGAGTATTCAAAATTTGCTAGGACAAAAGGGAAAAGCGCCCAGAAATTCATCATGGATTATATGAATAGCTCCTGGTATCAGCAAATGAGTGTGGAGGAACGAGCTGACACTATCAAAGATATGTATGAATTGGCCAATTACAAAGCAAAGAAAGAAATGCTGGATGGTCGCGGCGTGAAATATGAAAACAGTACTTATGAAAAAGTGCTGCAGTCGGGGACAAGCCCCGGAAAGTATTATAGTGCCAGAAAAGCATTATACAATGTCTTTGATTATGATACATCGGTGGAGGTTCTAAATAAACTAAAAGAACTGAATATGTCTACAACAGATTTTGCAAAAGCCAGCATTGTTGCATATCAAACGAAATCAGATGTCAATGCAAAAGGCAATTCAGTTACGAAAGGTCCGGGCAGCAAAAAGAATAAATTTCTTGTAAAAGGAAAGGAAATGGGCTTAACTGCTGACCAGGCAGCATATGTTTATGAAATGCAATCTGCGGCACGAATGAACTTGAATAGATGGGCAAATGTTGATTTGTAAAATTTTTATTTCTGGAAAGGCGGTGATGCGTATGCTTGTGGTGAAAGAAAAGATTGTAGAACACATGATTGTGTGATAGAATAGAAACAGAGAGTAGTCACGCTGTTTTGTTCAGCGCATGACGGTATGGACGGCTTGCCCTTTAAGGGGGGATAGTCATGGTGACATGGGACGCTTTAACGTGTTTGTTTACGTTTGGCTTACTCGTTGTCGGGATTATCGCCTTGGACAAGAGTAAGAAAAAGTAGTTTTTTGAAATAAAAAATTACTCCCGTCTGCCCTGAGAAAGTTGACGGGAGCAATCCACTAAAACGATTATGAGGGTAAGCCGTTCGGCTACTCTCTTTATATCTATATCCTAACATACTGAAAAATATTCGTCAAGCGTTTGCCAAAAGGTAAGCGCTTTTTCTTATGCCAAAGGGGGTGGTAGTGTGTGACATTGCAAGAATTGCTGCCGTATATCACGGTGGCGTTAGCCTTGCTGACCTTTTTTCTGGGAAGGATATCAGTTAGCAAGGATGAAGGCAAGCGAGATGGAGCCATGCTGACAGAAATCGGCTATGTAAAGTCAGGGATAGATGATATCAAACGCTGGCAGCGGGAACAGGAGCTGCAGAGTATAGATATTTTGTCCAGGCTTAGCGCAGTAGAACAGTCAGCCAAGCAGGCCCATCACAGAATTGATGAAATCCGCGAACATTGCTGCGGAGACTAAAATTTAAAAATTAAAGGGAGAGAATGAAAAATGACAACAATCAAACACAACAAATATGACAATGCAGGGAATGTAATCGGTACGTTTGACGTAGAGGTAAAACCATCCAACGAAACAAAAACAGACATTTACATTACAGATGAATTTCTGCGGAATACCGCTAAACGGATGGGGCGAAATACAGCGTCTGAGAGCAACTACAGCAGCTACGAAAAAGCGGTATGGTACAAGCCGGACCATGGTGAAGCGGTACGCATTAAACGGATGGAATGCAAGAAGCGCGGGGAAAAGCTGGATGTTACCTTCACCCGTTTAGATGACAAGAAAATCTATATCACACTGTAATCAATCCAGGGTGCTGGCGTTATGCTGGCGCCCTTTACGTTTGGAGGTGTAAAAGTGGACAAGAAGCTTGTAAACTGGATGAAAGCGGCAGGTGTGCGGGCCGTTAAGACGGTAGCTCAAACGGCAGTAGCAACCATCGGAACCGCTGCGGTAATGGATGAAGTAAACTGGATGATGGTAGGCAGTGCAGCGCTATTGGCGGGTGTGTTATCACTCCTGACATCTGTAGCTGGTTTACCGGAATTGTCTGACGAATAGTTATTGTAGAACACATGATTGTGTGGTATAATCTGAAACAGAGTTGTCGCTTGGCGGTTAGTCACTTCCTGAAAAGGAGGTGATGCCTTATGGTAACATGGACAGAACTGTTTACGTTTTGTTTGGTACTGATAGGCTTAGCTTCCTTGTTTCGTAACAAGTAGAAAGCAATAAAAAATGCCGCCCTTAGTAGGACGGCCAAACCGTAAATTTTCGGACTAACCGCCTCGCTAAAAGCGGCAACTCCTTTTATATGTATATCCTACCACAGAGAAAAATATTCGTCAAGCGCTTGCCGGAAGGTGAGCGTTATTTTTATGTGAAGGAAGTGGAAAAGGTGACGGTAAGAACATATAGCAAACATGCGGCGGCAATGTCCAAAGCGTCAGCCCATTT